GTTCCCCATGCCGACTCTACCTTAAACTTAACCTGCTTATTTACGCCAGTTGCGATTGTCATAATTAACGCTCCTTATTGAATATTAGAAAAGAATCGCACTTTAACGGGAATGGCAAAACGATCTCCATCCACGCTACCGGGCGAAACTTCCGGTGTGTTCGATACTGTTACGGTTACGCCGCTGCTCGTAAAAGCAGCTCCACGATAAAAGGTGCTGCGAATTAACTCTGCTCTAGCTGCTGGTAATGCTGCACCAACCAACAAGGGGTAAAACAATGTTACTTGCATGTATCCAAGTTCCCGATAGTTTCTACCAAATTCTGAATTAACCGGTTCTGCAAATAGTAACTGTACTTTCTGATATGCCGTTCCTGTAACTGGTGTGAATGGCGCGTTCTCCCAGGCGGTGGACAAAGAAGGAGACATTGCATTTAATGCTACCTCAAGCGCCGAACGGATATTAGTAACTCCGCTCACTTTGAAACCTCAACAGCCACACGAGACACAATGCCTTCAAAGTCAAGAACAGCAAGTCCAACTACACCGGCAGGTGCTTGTCTTGACCAACCCTTTTCGATCCGTTGTGCGTACTGAACATTATTTGTCAAGAAGTGAACTCCGATAGTTGGAGCCGCCTCTATCCCCGCATTTATTCGTGTGGTGGTTGCCGATCCTGTTTTATCGGTAACATCTAACTCACCACTAGGACGTGATCCAAATCCATACTGCCAATTGCCTCGGAATCGACCGCCAACATAACCGATCGGCGGGGTGCTTTTCCAATACGATGTGTCTCCAACCGGACTCCGCTCATCTAACTTGCGATCAAGATCAATCAGCGTCTTGCGTACAAGCTGGTCAAACGCCTTGCTCGTCTTAGCTGAAAACTGATTAAAAGTTACACTTGCCATTATCGCCTCAGCACACAGTCATAAAGTACGGCTATCCCACCGGGTGCAATGATCTTAATATTCTTAATCGTGTAAACCACGCCACCAATTGTTACTGTACTCTCATCAATCTCGGGTGCAGTTAACGCTGTTCCTGCGGTGTTCTTTGTTGAAAGGAGTAATTGCTGGTCATCTCTTTTTATCAAAACACCGTCAATTTCTTTTGTACCGTAATCAAAAACAGCGCCCCTTGTTGACTGGGTTGTTGTGGTAACTGCTGCCGTTCCAGTCGTCGGGTTATATGTTGCGACTGTGCTGCGTGTCAGCGTTATTGCTTGTCCGAACTCTATTAAGATTTCGTCTGCAACAACCGAATCTTCAGCGTAGTCGTATGTCATTTGCAGAGTTCCAATGCCTGCGATGCTGTAAATCCCTGAGCAATTAATGCGTTATATTTTCCGCGAGTAATCTGAGCAATCAATGATTGCGCTTCGATGATCTGAGCTAGACCATCGCGTAATTCCCGATTATGGTCTTTTACGCCATTGCCAGTTAACAAGCGCAAATTATCGCTCATACCCGCACCAATTCAGTCTGTCCGAAGCTGTTTTTCAGATACGGACGCAGCATTGCATCAATCTCAGGGTATCTCTTTGCCTGCGGGCTGAATGGATCGTAAGTCGTAGAGATTTGACCAATCGTCACGCTCAATTTCCCGCGTGTAAGATCAGCATTTAACTCGGCACTTGCTGAACGAAGCGCGAGAGATGCGCACGCCCGCTTTACTTCCACTGGAACTATATTTGATGCGTAGTAATTTGCACCTGCACCGTACTGCTCAGGCTGATCCTTAATAGGAGTCCACCCTCTAGGCCAGTCGAGTGCTTGATCTAGCACGAACCGTGTGCCATCCCACAAAAAGCGATACCTGCTGACCATATAGGTCGTTGCTTTGCGTAGTGACTGCTCTCTGATAGCGTCCGATGCCAATGCAGCCCATCCAGCGTTACCGATATTTGAGAAATAGGTGCTGGCATCCGCGACTGAGATATAGCTTTCAGCGGTGGACAGGCCAGTTCCATCCTCTACAATCAGCGCCATTAATTCACCCGACGCGCTTTAATAACGCCGTAGCCCTTCAGTGTGGAGACTGTGAAGGTAGAGTGGAAAACTAGATAGACCGTCGTGGTTGCAGTTAGTGAAAGACGTACTGTCGGTGAATTTCTGATCTGTGATTTTGCTCCAGGTACAAATGCAGTTGGATTAATGCCTGTCTCTGTACCCAACGCGCCTGCCGTGTTATCAACCAGCGATATGCTCTCGGATAGGTGAGTGATTGATGTCGAGGCTGCTGATAGATGCGCCGCGACTCCTGATACATCCCAATCACCAGCCGTTAAGCTGATTGAAAGCACCGTCTTTGGCGTATTCGTAACTAGCGAAACAGCGTCACCAGAAGCCAAGACTGTTTCATAATATTCACCGATCCCGCCAGTGCTTTGCAGCAATGAGTAATTGAGCGATCCAGTTAAGCATGTGACCTTGCAGACCATATCAACAGGATACCCGCCAAAATATTTGGTCTCACTTGCGGCAATCGTCATCACCTCGATGAATTGATCTCCTTCGTAAACCTCAACAAACGCTGTGCTGCTATCATTTGCTGCAACTGACAAGCGAAACCCATTCGTTACTGATACAGCCGTCGTGTTTTGATTTAACAAGGTGGTCATTTTTTAGCCTTTTTTGGTTTTTCATCAACTACATTAGATGTTTCATAAAGCACGTGACCTTTTTTCGCATCAAAGTCGGATGCGTTTATAACAACAAAGTCACCTTGCGATGCTTGATGAGTGGACTTAATTTTCAGAGTCGGAATGTTAACTATTTCGATCACGCTGTGAACTCCTCGGGTAGTCACTACTGCCCCCTCGTTGGAAGGGGCAGAGATTACTAACCGATCATCAAAGCTGTGTGACGTGGAGCGATAACCTTAACGCCCCAAGCTAGGCCAACCTCGAAGTGAGTCTGGCGATAGCCCTTGTACTCAGCGATCTGGAAGGTCAATCCAGAAACTGGGTCGGTGAAGTCGTAAACATCAGCAGCTCCATCACCACCAAAAGGCATATACGGGGTGCGTGTTGCCAAGATGATTGCTGACTTGCTAAATAGCATGTTGCGATCCGTTGCTGCGATCAGAGTGATTGCGCGAGTGGCTGCACCCTGAGCAACACGTAGACCTGGCTCGGCTAGTGTAATCGTATCGCCCGATGCAGGATTCGCACCAGCAAACACGACTGAGGTTACTACGTACTTGTTGGTATCGTTTGCGAAAGTGACGATATCGCCTGCAATGACCAAGCCTGTACCAGCGGTTGCCAAAGGAATGACAGTCTGACCAACAGTGAAAGCTGCGTTGGTGCTAGTTGCCGATGCAGCGGTTCCTGCGGTTACATCCTGCTTGACTGAGCCAGACTCGTGCATGTCAACACCGAAGATGCTACCGATACGTCCTTGACGAAGCAAATCTGAAGTACCGGCTTCGTTAACCTTGAACAGGGTTGATTGCAGACCCATCATGTTAGCGGTGGCGGTTGAACTCAGAACGCATTGCAAGTCACCTTGAGGAGCGCCGTTGTCTTTCAGAATCTTCATCGCATTTGTCAGGTCGGTGAAATTGCCAGCTGTAGCCATTGGCTGCGTGCCGTCCGTACCTTGTGCGCGTGATGCCTTGATGTGCAATGCGGCCAGATCAGCTTCGACGAGAGATGTGATTCCTCGGAAAGCCTGCTCAAAACGCTGAGAGATTACTGAGTTGTATATGCCTGTCTCGCTGATAGCGAGCTGCTCGTCGCCGTTGTAAGCGATTGGAGCGGCATACTGGTTGCTGATGGTTATGGTTGTATTGCCAGGAGTTACACCACCAGTATCAGGAGCGTAAGAGCCAGGGGTGATGCTGACAGGAGTAATTGCGCCAACAATCGGCACATTAACTGTCTGACCGATCTTTACTGCATCGACGGTTGAATCGCGTGAAACTGCAGGAATGAATCCAACTAGTTCTCTCGATACGCGGTCCATACCGGCGTACATGAAAGGGATTAGGTTTGTTAGGGTATTGGGAGATGCCATGATAAGTGTCCTTTATAGGTTTGTAGGTCAAAAATAGTTTCATTTTAAGACCATCCCGGTCACTGCTATCACGAGCATCCCGCCCGCCCTTCTTGTTCGTCCTGTCGAGGGCATCCCGCCCTTGCTACCAACTACCAGCATCCCGCCGGTAGTTGTTACATCAATTCTTAATCTGTAATGGTGTGAGTCTTGATCGCCTGGCCACGCTTGTCAGCTTCTAGTGAGTTGAAGTGTGCGCGTGTCATCGTCTTGCTTCCGCCATCATTACTGTGTCGTCCGCCATTAGCTCCGCCACCTGATGCCTGAGACATTAACCAATGCTTCGGTGGATTCTCAAGCCATTCGGTCGGTGAGAATGGTGTTTTGCCATCCTTTCCCAGAACCGCCTGTCCTTCGCTATCTAGCTGAACCGCGTTACCACTATCATCCAGCGTAAAAATACTTTGAGCGCGGAGGAGAGCGTCATCAATCGCATCAACGTGCAAACCAGCTTTAGCAGCGGCAGCACGAATATGGTTGTCTAAAACTCGCTGCTTGTAAGCATCCGCCCTTGCTCGCTCAGACTTTGTAAGGTCATCGGCCACCTCAACTCGCTTCTGTAGCTCAAGTCGGAGCTTTTCACTACGCTTTGCAATTACCTCATCAATCTTTCCTGCTGCGATGAGAGCGGCTTCGCCATCTCCCTCTAACTTCATCATCATTTCTTTAACTTTAACAGGGTCAATGCCAGCAAATTGCTCCTGTAGTATTGTCAATGCTGCTTTGCTTTCTTTTGCAAGTCTGCGGTTCTCATCGAGAGCCTTTTTCAGACCGGTCGTATCTTCCATGCCAGAAACGTCAAGATGGAACTTTCCATCGTCCTTGCTAACATAAAATGATTCCTGACCTACTGGTACTACGTCTGTTACAAGTGCTAGAGCCATTTATCTTCCTTCTTTGCGGGGTTGGAAAAATACAATTATTGTTGATTTTAGACAAAATTAGCAATAAGTCAATGTTTTAATCATATTTGCTTTTTAGCTGAGCAAGCGTTAACTCGCGTCCTTTGCCATCAATCAAATCGTTTAGAGTAATTTTCTTGTCTCTGAATAATTGCGCTCGGCCTACTCCTAGTTGCTCGTCTTGGATTGCTTTGCTCTGACGAGAGAAGAATCCAGAGGCGGTAGTGTCAGCACGAATCTGCCCCTCGCTGCTCGCCCTTGTCCCGATCTTTGGTTCTGGTAGGTTTGATCCTAACTCCTTGTATGTCAGAGTCACCCCAACCAACACGCATCTGCAATTTACATGAATCGGAGGATTTTCAAATGGTATTGAATGCCCAACAGGGTCTTTGCTAACAGTCGTCCACTCAAGGCCAGCCCTTGCCATGCAGCGAGAGCATGTGTGGCTGTCAAAAGTAGTTAAAAATCTAATCTTTGGCGCCACATCCTCATTTTGCTCTAGCAATTTCAAGTGGCTGTCGTTTGCAATAGTCTGCATTGCGGTCTGTACAACCGCAGCAGCGTTGCGCCTTGAGACTTCTAATATACCGGGCTGTCCGGCCTTGCCAGTGACCCTACTGATAATCTGCTGGTTTGTCTCTCCCTGTATCGCACCTTGTCGGATGGCGTTGCTTAGCTTGAACGATGTATCACTAGACAGCTTTCCCCACCAGTCAGACAGCGGGCCACCTTCGACGGCAACATTACCAACCACTCTAGCCAATGTCGTGGCTGTCGGAAGCACGATAGCAGCTTCGGGCAAAAGGGTTTTATCCATAGACTTAGCAAGATGCTCTGCTTGAGTCTGAGCCAGTGTATCAGTGGTCTTTATGAAGTTTGCCTGGGCCTTCGAGTAATACTCTGACACTATCGCATTGACTTGTCGCAATAGCTCGGCCTGCCGGACCTTAGTAAACTCTGTCAATGGCGTTGCTCCAGAGAGCTTAGTTACGATCTCCTTCTGCATCGCCACCAGAGTCTTTAGAACATCCTTTCGAGTACCGGCCTCCAGCCTCCTTAAATCAAGCTGGTAGCCAAGTATTTCATCGAGATATTTTTGATTGATTCCCGGCATTACTCAGCCATTCCCGTCAGCCTGCCGTTAATTCTCTCCTGCTCTTGCTCGAAGGTTGTATCAACACCGACAACCTCGCCAGCCTTCATGTTATCAAATAGAGTCTCCTGACTGATTGCGCCCATTTGCCAGGCTGATACCAATGCGGTCAATTGTGTTGAATCCATAGCAGCGGGCAGAAAGTCTTGGTTGATGTGATACTCAACATCGCTAGTATTGCCCTGCCAGTTACTCAGCCATTGTAGCGCCCGTTCAATACCTTCAGACAATGTTCCAGACATATCAGCAAGTAGAGACTCCTCGCCGTTCTGCCTGCGAGCCAATGCTTCAGCAGATTCAACACCTGATTTCTGGCTTTCGAGCATCCTAGCACCTAGCACCGCCATTTCGGATTTCTTGTCCTCAAGGTTTGTGCGAAGCGCCCTGAACTCACTCTGCACCTCAAGCCACTCGGCCTTAGTTTGTGGGTTAGGCATGCTGTTTGCAGCCTTGCCGCCAATCTTTATCTCAGCAGAGCCTTCGGCTTCAGCATCGTGTCCATAGATAAACATTGTTGGTAGACCAGAGAAAAAGCACCCGCGCTCGTAGCTTGTTGCCTGCATGTAGTGATGGAAGTTTGTCGTTATCAAATCAAGCAGCGGTGGTAGAGCGACTTCCGGCCCAACCGTATCGACTCCGACAAACACAAACGGAATGTAATCAAGATTCTCTCCGTTAGACAGCCTTGGATATATGTCTCCCTCATATTGCTCGGGCGGGTTATCAAACTGATCGCTCCGGTAGATACGCTGCCGGTACTTCCCGTCGACCAAATCTAGGACGCGGTACTGCTTTGCGTACTTAGTCTCCCATTCGTTGTCTGTCTCGATATAGTATTCTTCCTGCAATCGAACTTCGCTCAGAACCGTTACGCTGCCGTACCGCGTCGTTTTCCAATTATAGACATTCTCACATTTATATAATTGGATGCTCGCTCTATATCCAGCAGTCTCAGCAGCCATCATAGTTGATCCTTCTGGCACTGTTGGGTAATCGGTCATTAGTCCAGCCCGCCCAACAGTCAAGCATTCCTGTGCAAGTTCCTTCGCAATCATCTCCATTGAAGTTCCAGCAAGGTCAATGTCGTCCATCATCTCCGAAACATTTTCCTCGCACTCATAGTCAGGTTCTTTGCGAAACAACATTCCACGCAGACCACTAATTGTTCGCCATGTCGCGTTAAAAAATGGTGTCATCTTTATTCTCAAAGCATACGATTGCTCATCCTCTCCTAGCAATCTTGGCAAGTAGATCTCACGCGCTTCATGAACAGCGTGTTCACCAGCAGAAGCCGCTCTGCACATGGCCCACATTTTCAAATGCTTGTCATACTCTTTATGGGTGCTTCTAACGTCGATATTTATCATAGTAGTCCTGTCATGGTTGTTTGACGGTTCGCCGTCGATTTAATCGGAAATCTCTTTACGAGGAAATATCCTTGCGCGTCCATAGTATGATCATGGCCGGTGGTCTTGTCTGGTTCTCCATTTCTATCATAAGCCTGCTGCTCAAAGGATTCAGTTGTCGTTGGGCATAGATTGGTATTGATCCTGAAATTTCGCACACCATAATCGTTCAATATTTGAGCGTTGACAGCGTTTACCCTGTCTTTTACAGCGGGATTTGATGGATTAACATCAATCCTGATGCCATATTTTCGCAGGATTGATAGATCAGACTCGCTTGCACTCTTGCTGCTGGTGTTCTGGCCGCTTGCGTCTGGATACACTGTTACAGGGTGACCATTGTTAATGAATCGTTCTTGAATCAGGCGGGCCATCTCAGGAGTGTCGCGCACCCCACATAATTCACCAAGCTGCATCGGTGATCCCGCCCGCACGACGTTGATGGTGGCTGTCATGTTCATAACGTTAAAATCCATTCCGATATGGAGCGGTTCGTATTTGTTCATTTCCTCATCTGTGTGATTGAGCGCACGATCAAAACCAGCATAAACACTACCACTCAATAAATTAGTAAAATTGCCGTGAATATATGCCTCAACTAATTGAGGAGGGTAACTCTCCCGCAGCGAGGTGATGTAGTCTGACGGCAGGTTATCCGAATTCTCATAAGTTGATGCCTGCACCATCCCGTAAGTTTTTGCCAGTGCTGGATTATCACGTATCTGACTGACAAATTGGTTATAAACAAATTTGAATCCTTCTGGCGTCGTGCTAATATCTATCCCATTCTTTAGCCCGTCAGCATTCTGACGCATACGCGCCATGATCTTGCGCCATGCAAGTTCCGCCTTGTCCTTCTTGAGCAAATCTAGCTCATCGATCAGTGCATATCCGATCTTGAAACCAACTATTTCAGCAGGTTTTTCAAGGGATCGGCAAAGAACAGTCGTTCTATAATGCCGACCGACATAAATATCCACCTCTTTATTAGTAAGATGAATTTTAACATTTAATCCCCAATCGGCAGCGACTTCCTCAATTGTTGGGTAAAAAATGTCTCGGATATGTCCGTATGTGCTGTCTCTTATACACATCTCC